ACGCTCATCAATCTGTGTAGCTTCGCCGCCACCATTAATCAAAGTTGTTTTATCTTTAGTAATATTTACTTTTTCAGCAACACCTAAATCATCGATACTAACTGTGTCAAATTTATGTCCTGTTTCATCCGAAATAATAACGCCGCCTGTCAATGCTGCAATATCACGTAGTTGTTCTTTTCTCGAATCTCCAAAGCCCGGAGCTTTTACTGCAGCAACACGTAATGCTCCATTCATTTTATTAACAACTAAGGTACCTAAAACTGCAGCCTCAATATCTTCAGCAATAATTAGTAGGCTTCTCCCTGCCTTTGCAACTTGTTCTAATACAGGTACCATTTCCTGCATACTGCTGATCTTTTTGTCTACCAATAATATTACTGGCGATTCTAGATCAGCTGTCATTTTTTGATTGTTAGTTGAAAAATATGGAGATAAATATCCACGCATAAACTGCATTCCTTCCACAATCTCAACAGTAGTGTCAACACCTTTTGCTTCTTCTACTGTAATCACACCATCACGTTTAACACGCTTAACTGCATCTGCAATAAGAGAACCAATTGCAGAATCATTATTTGCTGAAATAGTTGCAATTTGTTCAATATTCGAACCACTGTCTCCATCTAATGGAATTGCCATACCATTCAACTCAGTAATAACTGCTTCTACTGCTCGATCAATACCTCTTTTGATTGAGATAGGATCGCCACCTGCTGCAACTATTTTTAAACCTTCTTCAACCATTGCATGAGCCAATATTGTTGAAGTAGTAGTTCCATCGCCTGCAGCATCTGCTGTTTTTGAAGCTGCTTCACGTAAAAGTTGAACACCCATATTTTCGAACTGGTCTTCTAACTCAACTTCTTTTGCTACTGACACACCATCTTTTGTTACATGGGGCGTACTGAATTGTTTTGATATTACTACATTTCTTCCTTTTGGGCCTAATGTAGATCCAACAGCTTCTGCCAATTGGTCAATGCCGTTTTTTAACTTTGTTCGTGCTTCTGCACCAAACACTAATTGTTTTGCCATAAATAACTCCTTATTGTTTTATAACTTATTATAATGATAATTGGATTAGATTCCAATCTATCTAAGAATAAATATTGAATTGATAAAAGTACCCTTTGTACTTCGGGCTTATTCTATAATATGAACACTTTCAGGAAATAACTCATTGAATATTCCATTGGTGCTTCATTTACATAATCAATTGCAAATGATACAAATACTTTATCCTCTGTAACTTCTACAATTTCACCATTAGCACCAGTAGCTGCAGTTACTTGTAATCCTACTTTTAAATCTTCTTTTTTCATTTTTTAAATTTTTAATTACTATATGATAAGAAATTTCATTTCAATATCCAACCAAATACATAAAAAAAGAAGCAGCCAATGCTTTCCGTGCACGGATGTCTGACTGCTTCTCGGTTATGAAAACTCTTAGAATGGATTTTCCATTTCCTCTTCCGTACCTGTATTGAAGATATCTTCTTCAGCCGTTGCCATATGCTTCTGGATGATTTGTTTAACGAATACTCTCTCAGAGTCTGTACCGCCTGACTGATCAAAGAATGGAATGATTGCTACATCTGCTGCTTCTGCCAAAGTAAATCCATCTGCCAACAAATCACATACTCTGACTGTCATACGAGTGGATACCATTGTGTTGAGTTTACCTTCCTCTGATCTCCATTCCTTACGAGTTAGATCTGCAATGTCTGCGACTGAATCAATCAATCCTGCTTCAAGCTTTGGGAAACGCTTTGCTAATAAAGCCGACTCACGCTCCTTGCTCAAAATGTCTACTTCAATAATTTCAAATCGATCCATTAATGCTCGGTCCAATACTCTGGTTGAAGTATACTCAGATCCAATATTTGCAGTAGCAATAAAAGATACGCCTGAAGCTACATGGATAGTTGGTGCATTGATATCCTCATCTAATCTTAAATATCTTTGACCTTCATCCAATACTGTCATTAAGATATTCCATGCTTCTGGATGTGCACGAGACAATTCATCAAGCAAAACAACTGCGTTCTCAGTTTGAATTGCTTTTACAAATGCTGACTGATCAAAAGCCGTTTGACCATCTTTAAAGTGAGTGTTCCCAATAAGAGTGGCTCGTGGATCTTGCGTTGCACCTAGGTTGAAATAAAAGAATGGACGATCGGTTGCTTTTGGCAAAGCCTTTGCTGCTTCTGTCTTACCACAGCCTGCAGGTCCAACCATCATAATATTCTTACCTCTTAATGCTGATCTTACCAAATATTTCCATTTCAAATCTGACATCTCTAACGAGGTAGGACGAAGCTCCGTTGAATTCTGAATAAAAGCCAATATCGGATCAGCTTCTTCGTCTATCTCTTGTTTAGGAACATCAACTACTGTATCTATTTCAACTTCTGAAATATCAATTCTGCGTGCTCTACCCGTCTCAGGATCATATGCAAGCGCTTGGCCATTTGCTTCAGCCTTTTCAATCATAATGTCTCGGAAGAGCGATGTAATTACTTCTCCTGTTGATGCATCTGTTACGACGCCATCTTTAATACTACCAAATTTCTTTTTCATAACCGTAAATTTAATTTCTAATTTCTATATTATAATATAAGAAATATACAATTAAGATCCAACCTTTCTAGTAACTTTTTTTGGATCTACATGAAGAAATTTAACGTATTCTTCCGACATATAAGCAAAGTAATCTGTTTTCATTATTTTCTTATGTGCTGCACTTAGAGCTTGTTCATGTGCAATATTAATCAAGAAGTATGGTGCTTGTTGCCTTACAGTACCAACTTTGTCATTTGGATTGAAACAAATACATTTATATTCTTTCATATCCATCTTCTTTAAGATGCGTGTAACTTGTTTTTGATAATACCCAGTTTCTTTAGCTGTTAATGATTCTCCGATCGGCATCTTCTGAGCTATGAGTAAACTTTCATATGATGACTTTGAAAATTCTTGTATGATATTGAGTAGATTTTCTTGTAATGGATCTAACTCTGCTAACATCAATTTTTTATTATCTAACTCTGCTTTGACATATGGACATGGTGGAAGTCCACCATATTCTGCAGATGGTACTGACAGAACGTTGCGAATGTAATTGATTATTCGTTTTGATGTTGTATAAGGACATCTCATATATCACGTGGTGTTTCGTACACTGTTTTGATTACTGGAAACCTTAGGGAGTATTCTCCTTTCTGATTTTGACTTTCTTCAAAATATTGTACGGTTACTTGTTTACCGATAATTTCGTTTGGATTTTTAAAGTAATGTCTTCGTTGTTCTTGACTAAATCCAGACCCAACATCTACTCTGTTGCCTTTATGTTCTATCACAATATTTTTAAGCATCTCTTCTTCTGTTTCTAATCCATTAACAATAACACGTTGAAGAGCTGTTTCGATATCTAATACTATATATTCTGCGTCTGAGAATGATTTTACTTTGAGTATATCCATACTACGCTTTCCTTGATATTCAGCGTCTTTACGTAGCATCAACCCTTCCCAATTACCCTTTTTAGATTCAGTTACCATTTGATCAAATACTTCATCAGATGCTTGGTATTGTGGCAATACCGACATAAATTTAGTCGACTCTGGTACTAGTTTTGCTAAATTAAATAATCGATCAGATAATCGATCAGCTGAAGTCTTATTTAAAAAGTCATCTAACTGCAACATATCAAACATGAAATAGAATGGATTACTAATTGTATGATCTTTCTTTTTAATTTCTTTAATAATTCGGGAGAAATCTTCATCTCCGTTGTCATCAACAATACAAATTTCTCCGTCTAATACTTGGTTACTCAATCCTAATGATTCGATATGAATTTTTAATCTTTCTAATGTTGTAAACTCATTCCCTGCACGTGAGAAGAATTTAACATCACCTGCATTATCAATTATGGTTATACACCTAACGCCGTCTAACTTACGACTAACAAACCACTTATCATTCCAATCGACTTTTTTTGCAGTTTTGTCATTATATGGATTAGCTAACGCAACGTCAAATGTTGGAATTAAGCCAGGCCAAACTTTATTAATCATTGAGGCTGTTGATCTTGTTTTCAGATTACGATCAATAATGTTCCATATAAGATCTTTATACAATGGATTCTCTAACACGTATCTGTTAACATTAGCAATTGCATTATGACCTGTAATTACTCTGTTGTTTAAATCATCTAGCAAAAGAAAGAAGTCGCCATATGTATTAGGATGTCCTAATAAGTCTTGATTCTTTTTACAATTAGAAGATGTAATACCATATTGCTTAAAGGTATCATATGTATAAATTAATGCTTTTCTAACTGATTCGTGTTGAGTGTATATTTTCAACACATCCATTTTATCTGTGTTCGAATTAGTTAGATTTGACTTATCAACGAAGTCTTGAATAATTTTAAAATCTGTGTATATCATACAATATTATAAGAAATAATATTTATGATTCCAAGAAATTGATTTTAATTATTAGATCATCTGATCCACAATGTATACGATGCCAACAACCTGATGGAATGTCGATAAAATGATTTGGCTCGATTGGTATAGGTAATTCATTGTCATATTGAAATCTCCAATTTTTTCCTGATATGTGTTCTATTAAACGATTTTCTCTATCTCGATGCCATAGTAATTCTTCTGAGTTCGTATTATGAAAAAACTTTCTAATAATATATTTGTCTGTAACTTCTATGTTTTCGTATGGAACTTGTTCTTCTGTCATATTACCAAAATCTACCCGATACATTACGTCCGAAATCTTTATGACTTCTACAACTCCAATACCCTGCTTTTGTTCTGTCCTTTTTAAGATGACATTGATGCCTTGCTGCAAAAGACTTTCTTGCACCAGGATCATTCCAATTGGCTTTCATACCAGAATCGCCATATGATATTTTGATAACGTTGCCTTTCTTATTTTTTACATAAACTTGGTATTTCTTTCGGCCTCCTTTTGTCGGCTTTCCTAGACTTACTTTTTTGCCTTGATATTCTGCTTCATCGAGTGTAATTTCCATTGGGTGATCTAATGGAACTTTATTGCCTTCGAACGTCGCAAATCGACCAATATCAGTTGTTTCAAAAAGTTCTTTATCCCGTCCCTCAAACCACGCAAGTCCTTTGTCAAACATTTCTCGTGCCTCAACAATTAGATTGAAACTTG